ATAGCAGGTGGAGCACAAACTACAGCTCTTTCAGTTTCTGATGGATCAACTGGAGCAGTTATGTCTCACAGAATGATTGAGTTTACTGGTTCTATTACTGGAAACCAAATTGTAACAATTCCATTAGATGCACAAACATTTTATTTTTTAAGAAATTCAACATCAGGTTCTCACACAGTTCAATTTAAATATGTTTCAGGAAGTGGTGATTCATTTACTTTTGCTGCAGGAGATAAAGGTGATGCTCTTGTATTTGCTACTGCAAATGATGGAACTAACCCAGATATAGATACTTTACCTGCGGGAGATGTTACAACAAGTGGAACACAAACTTTAACAAACAAAACTTTAACATCACCTAAAATAGGAACTTCTATTTTAGATACCAACGGAAATGAATTAGCTTTACTAACAGCTACAGGTTCTGCAATAAATGAATTTACAATTGCAAACGCTGCAACAGGTGCAGGACCAACTATTTCATCGACAGGTGGTGATTCAAATATAGATATTAATATAACTCCAAAAGGAACTGGAGACGTGGTTCTTGCTGGTGATACTGTAAAAGTTGGAGATTCTGGAGCAGCAGCTACATTAACTTCAAACGGAGCAGGTACACTTACAGTAACAACTGGTGGAGCCGCAGACTTAGTAATGAGCACTAACTCTGGAACTAACTCAGGTACAATTACTATAACAGATGCCGCTGATGGAGATATAACTATAGCTCCTAATGGAACTGGAATTGCTAAAGCAGTAGATGCTGCAGACGCTACAGGTGCAATTAAAATTGCAGGAAAAGAAACTATATGGGTTCCAGCAGTTGCAATGTATCCAAATTCTACAAATGGTGCAGAAGCTGCTCAAGTAGAGTTATCTAATGGTCCTGAAATAAAAGTTTTAGATTTTGACAAAGATTCTGATGAGTTTGCACAGTTTGCTGTTGCATTTCCTAAATCATGGAATGCAGGAACAGTTACTTTTCAAGCTTTTTTTACAGCGACATCAACAAATACTGGTACAACTGCATGGGGATTATCTGCAGTAGCATTAGCAGACAGTGGAGATTTAAATACAGCATTTGGAACACAAGTTGTTGCAACAGCAAAAGCACACAGCGGAACATCTAATGATTTAGATGTTGCAGCCGAAAGCGGAGCAGTAACAATAGCAGGTTCTCCTGGTGCAAATGAATATTGTTTTTTCCAAGTATCAAGAGACGTTTCTGCAGATGGATTAACAGCAGATGCAAGATTATTAGGAATTAAATTATTCTTTACTACAAATGCCGCTAACGACGGATAAGGGATAGAATATGAGAGACCATAAAATAGATACTCTCCAAAACAATGTTGGAGGCAAAGGTTCCAAAAAAAATCAATCAAAAAGAAAATCTTTTGGCTATCAAGTTTTAGGATTTGGTTCTGGAGGAAGTGTTCCTCTTCCTTTTGATGTAGATTATTTAGTTATAGCAGGTGGTGGTGGAGGTGGTGGAAGTCCAAACTCAGGAGGAGGTGGAGCAGGTGGTTATAGAACTTCATTTCCTGGAGGAACAAAAGTTGGAATTTTAGCAGAACAACCAATAACAGTCGGTGCTGGTGGAGCAGCAATAATACCTACAACTTCTCAAGGAAATAGTGGAGCAGCTTCAGATTTAAGTTCTATAATTTCTGCAGGAGGTGGATATGGTATTGGTGGTGGCGGAGTTGGTGGTGCTGGAGGTTCTGGTGGAGGAAGTGGATATAGTGGTCCAGTTGCAGGTGGAGCAGGAAATACTCCTCCGGTAAGTCCACCACAAGGAAATGATGGAGGATCTGCACCTGGTGCTGGTGGTGGACCTGCATATGGAGCATCAGGTGGTGGTGGAGCAGGTGCTGCAGGACAAGGAGGAACACCATCAGGAGGTGGTGGAGGTGGAAATGGTTTAGCTAACTCAATTACTGGTTCTTCAGTCACAAGAGCAGGTGGTGGTGGAGGTGGTGGAGATAATGGTACTCATGCAGCAGGCGGATCAGGTGGTGGTGGAGCCGGTGGTACTAATAGTGGTTCACCTTCTCAAGGAATAGCAGGGACAGTTAATACAGGTAGTGGTGGCGGAGGTGGTGGTGTAAACGGTGGTGGCGGTGGTGGTGCTGGTGGTAGTGGTCTTGTTGTCGTAAGAGGCCCTTCTGCATATAGTTTTTCAGTCTCTCCAGGAACAAACTCAACTTCAACTCATCCAGGCGGAGATAAAATAGCAACATTTACAGTTTCAGGAATTTTAACAACATCGGAATAATATTATGGCTCATTTTGCAGAAATAGATAAAAATAATAAAGTATTAAGAGTAGTGGTTGCATGTGATCAAGATATTGCAGATAATGGAGGAGACCAGTCTGAACAAGCTGCTGAACATTTTAAAACTGTATGTCCATTTTCTTCAACTGGTATAAAATGGGTTCAAACTTCTTACAATAATAATTTTAGAAAACAATATGCAGGAAGAGATTTTACATATGACTCTGCAAAAGATAAATTTATATGTGAACAACCTTATGCTTCCTGGTCATTAGATTCAAATGATGATTGGCAAGCTCCAGTTACATATCCAACAGATATAGAAAATAAAAGAATCAGTTGGGATGAAGAAAATCAAAAATGGATTGCAGTAGATTTAAATGAAAATTCATATAATTGGGATGCATCAGCACTAGCTTGGGTATCTGCATAATTGATCTAGATCAATTTTTTTTATTCCTCTTTACTTTAATTTATAATTAAGTTATAAATATTTTATAAAGATATATGAACTTAACAAATTATTATTGGTATTTTAAATCAGCCATTCCAGAACGTATCTGTGATGACATTGTAAAGTATGGTCAACAGTTACAAGATCAAATGGCATTAACTGGTGGATTAGTTGATAAAAAATTAAATCAAAAACAAATTAAAGATTTAAAAAAGAAAAGAGATTCTAATGTTGTTTGGATAAGTGATAGATGGGTTTATAAAGAAATACAACCTTATGTGCATCAAGCAAATGCTAATGCTGGTTGGAATTTTGATTGGGATTATTCTGAATCTTGTCAATTTACAAAATATAAAAAAGGTCAGTATTATGATTGGCATTGCGATAGTTGGGATCAACCCTATAATGTACCTAATACTCCATCATATGGTAAGATTAGAAAATTATCTGTAACTGTAACTCTATCAGATCCAAAAAATTATAAAGGTGGAGAATTAGAATTTGATTTTAGAAATAAGGATGTAGGTAAAAAAAATAATATTCATAAATGTACAGAAATATTACCTAAAGGATCTTTAGTTGTGTTTCCTTCTTTCGTGTGGCACAGAGTATGTCCAGTAAAAAGTGGAGAAAGAAACAGTTTAGTTATTTGGAACTTAGGATGGCCCTATAAATAAAAGATAAATATGAAAAAAGGAGTATTAAATGTCATTTAAAACAAATAAATATACAGTTTTAAAAAATGTTATTTCAACAGAGTTAGCAGAGTTTGTTTATAAATATTTTTTAAATAAAAGAAATGTTGCAAGATTTTTATTTGATCAAAAATATATATCTCCCTTTACAGAGTATTTTGGTGTGTGGAATGACCGTCAAGTTCCAAATACTTATTCTCACTATAGTGATATTGTAATGGATACTTTGTTGCAAGAGGTAAAACCTGTAATGGAAAAACATACAAAATTAAAATTAAGTGAGACTTATTCATATGCAAGAATTTATAAAAAAGGAGATGTCCTAGCCAGACATAAAGATAGATACTCGTGTGAAATATCTACGACATTAAATTTAGGTGGTGACTCATGGCCAATCTATCTTGATCCAACAGGCAAAGAAAAACAGGCTGGTGTAAAAGTAGATCTTGATCCAGGGGATATGTTAATTTATTCTGGTTGTGAGCTAGAGCATTGGAGAGAAGAATTTAAAGGCAAGAACTGTGGACAAGTATTTTTACATTATAACAAAGCTAATTCAAAAAATGCTAAAAAAAATTATTTAGACAAACGACCTTTACTAGGTACACCTAGTTGGTTTAAAGGTTTTAAATTGACAAAAATTAAAAAATAATCTATACATTAGGCTTGCAGAGGGATGATCCACCACAGATTCCCTCTGCTTTTACTCTATTAAACAAGTAATAAGTTTGCTATACATAGATTTATTATGTTACAAAAAATTGGATTTCAACCAGGTATAAATAAACAACTTACCCCCACAGGAGCAGAAGGTCAGTGGATAGATTGTGATAATGTTCGATTTAGATATAATTCACCTGAAAAAATAGGAGGTTGGAATCAATTAGGTAATGTTAATGAAAATGAATTAACTGGAGCAGGAAGAGGATTACATCATTTTTTAAATAGTTTATCTCAAAGATATGCAATCATAGGAACAAATAGAATCTTATATGCCTTTCAAGGTGGTGTGTTTTATGACATACATCCTATTAAAACTACAACAACACTCACAAGTGCTTTCAGCACAACTAATGGTGACTCAGCTGTAACAATAACTTTTTCAACAGCTCATAATATATCACCTAATGATATAATTTTATTAGATAATTTTACAACTATAACAGGTTCTAACTTTGGTGCTTCTGATTTTGATAATAAAAAATTTATGGTAACCTCTGTTCCAACAGGGACAACTTTAACAATTACAATGCCATCTAATGAAACAGGAGCTGGTGCAACGACATCAGGAGGTATTAGAGTTCAACATTATTATCCAGTAGGTACACCTGTTCAAGAAAAAGGTTATGGTTGGGGTCTTGGATCTTGGGGTGGAGAAGCTTCAAACGCAACAACTACAACTTTAAATGGAGCTTTAGGAAATGATGCATTTGGAACAGGTAGTTCAGGAACATCAATTGTTTTAGCAGATGCTACACAATTTCCTGACACAGGAACAAATTTTATAAAAGTAGGTACAGAAGAAATTTCGTACACAGGAGTTACAGGTGGCACAACATTAACAGGAATTACAAGAGCAGTTAGAGGAACAACTAGAGCAGCACATAGTGATGGAGCAACAGTTACAAACACAAGTGACTTTACTGCATGGAATCAACAAACATCAGAAGGTCTTGCATTAGATCCGGGCATGTGGTCACTAGATAATTTTGGTGATAAAGCAATTTGTTTAATTCACGATGGTCCTGTTTTTGAATGGGATTCTTCTGCATCAAATGCTGTTACTACAAGAGCAACTCTTATTTCTGGTGCACCAACTGCATCAAGACACATGGTTGTATCTACACCTGATAGACACTTAGTATTTTTTGGAACAGAAACAACTATTGGAGATACGGGAACACAAGATGATATGTTTGTAAGGTTCTCGGACCAAGAAGATATTAATACATATGTGCCAACAGCAACCAATACAGCTGGTACACAA